GTCAGTGGTGTTATGCAAAGTCCTGTTGGACAGGTGCTTGGAACTGCTGCATCATTTATTCCTGGTGCTGCACCTATCATGGCAGGTATTAATACACTTGCTACTGGTAATCCTATGTCAATGTTAGGAATGATTCCTGGCGTAAGCGGGGTTATGAGTAAAGTTGGTAATTTTATGAGCAGTTCTCTTGGAGGTATTGCATCGAATGTTATAAGTGGAAACTTTGGAGGTGCTTTACGAGGTGGACTTAATATGATTAGTCCTCAAATAAGTAATATTGCTGATAACTTTGGTATGGGTAGTATTATTAAATCTGTCACTGGTGCATTTGGTAGTGATCGTATAGGTTCTTTGAGACAGATTGCGTCGGAATTAGGAATTAATCCTGAGGCACTTGGTGTAGTGCAGAATGTGACTCAACAAGCATTCCGAGAGGGTGGTATTTCTGCTAGGTATGCTATGGAGCAGACTATGGAGTTCATTCCCATTCCCCTAATTATAGAAAAGGTCGTTCCTATTCCTCAAGCAGTACCAATAAATACTGGGGGGAATGTTGTACAAGCAGCTCCTTCATCTTTGCAAAATAGAATGCGATAATGGCAACTATACAAAAAAGCACAAAAATTAATTTCTATAAGTTTGTACAGGTAAAGGATTCATCTGGCGAAGGTAGTGCCAATGCTTCTGTAAAAGCAACCAATAAAAATACTACTGCTGTCAATAATTTAGGTGGAACAGTAAATTCTATTGCAGGAATTCTTAAGAGTTTAAAGGATACTCAACTTGCACAATTAAACCGAGAACTTTCTCAACAAAAAAAGTTTGATGCTCAATTTACAAAAGTAAAGAAGCAGAAAAAGAAGACTGGATCCGTAGGTGAAATGTTTAAAACCCCTAGTTTTCTAGAGGGGTTGATGAAAATGTTGGGTGGGTTATTAAAGATTGCAATTATAATTCCTGCTCTANAATGGTTGGGCGATCCTGCTAATAGAGAGAANGTAAAAAATATTATACAAGCTATCTCTAAGTTAGTAACTTTCATCTTTGATGTAGCAAAATTTGGTGTAGTTAACACCATTGAAGGATTATACACTTTATTATCAGATGATTCTAGTCCTTGGGAAAGAATAGGGGGACTTGTAAAAGGGTTAACAGGACTCGGAACACTATTATTAGGTCTTCGCTGGTTATCCAACCCAACTAGAATTATCACCGATTTTGGTAATGTACTGATTTTCTTTCGTAATAATCTTATTAAAGGAAGAAGAGGATTATTAGGTAGAGGTTTAGCCCTTGGAGTTGCAGCAGCAAGTGCTTATGGTGGAGTTAAAGCATATAACTATCTTAAAGAGGGTGAAACTACTGCCACTCAAGTAGAAGATGGTCAAGAACCAGCAAACAAACCTGAAGGATTTTCTAAAGGTGGTAAAGTAAATCTACTACCTCAAAGAGCATCAGGAGGATTTATTAATGGACCACAATCAGGATATCCCGTATCACTGGATGGGGGGAGATCAACCTCGTTTATCGGACACGGACGTGAATATGTTGCTAGAAAGAGCAATGGGGGAGCTTTCGTCGTTCCTCTTAATACTCCTGGAACAAAAACACAACCCCACCTAACTTCTAAAAGGATGGGTGAAGCACAGAGTCAAGGATTTGATATCGGTGGAATGGTGAGTGCATTCCAAGGTGGATTTAATCCAGGAAAGGGTTTTAGTAATCCCATGTCTCAGAATGTTATGCCTAGTTTTGCACCTGAGTCTAAATTTATGTCTCAAGGTGGTGGACTTCCTGGTTTTGCAAATGGAGGTAACTTAAATAAAAATATTTTTATGCATTGGACAGCAGGTGGATATAACTGGAAAAATGGTCCATATCATACCACTGTTCAGGGCGATGGTTCTCTATATAAGCATCTCCCTTACGACCAACATACTGCTCACACATATTATAGAAACTCTGGAAATGTAGGTCTTTCAGTCGCTGCAATGAAAGACTACAACTGGAATTCTTTTGCCCCCAAACCAAAGCAACTTGAGTCAATGACTGCCGAAGCAGCAAGTATTGCTAAAGGTTGGGGTTGGAGTGCAGGTGATGTAAGTATTAAAAATGTTATGACGCACGCAGAAGCAGCGTCGAATAAAGATGGTAAGTCTCCTCATGATAACTATGGTCCTACTTGGTGGGGTGGTACGGGTGAAAGATCTGACTTACATAAGTTAAAGGGATCTGATAAAGATGGTACAGGTGGTGATAAACTTCGTCAAATGATCAAAAAATATATGGGTATGAAAAATCCTCCTATATTAAATGAAGCAGGTCCTGGTTCTGGTGGTCCTGGAGGACCAACTGGGCAACTTAATAGTGGCGAGTATAATTTATTGCAGCGTTTAGTTCTTGCAGAGGCAGGTGGTGAGGGTACAACGGGTATGGCATTGGTAGCACGCAGTGTATTGAATCGTGCAGGACTTATTCAATCTGGTAAGGTTGGAAAGGGAATGTTCATGGCAAACGATAAGAGTGTCACTGGTGTTATCATGGGTAGACGTCAATATCAACCCGTAGAAGATGGATCAATTAATGACGCAAGAAGTGCTGAACAGATGGCACAAGCGAGAAAAGCAATTGAGATGGCACGAAATACTACAAGTCTTAGGGGTAATCTTGAGGCAGATGGTATTCGTCCAGAGAATATTAATTATTTGATGGGATCAACTGGATTTAGAACTGGTGCTGCGTTCAATGATGAGTCTCAAAATGTTAATGTTGTTAAGTACAAAAATCACTTCTTCAATACTGCAGGAAATGCCAGTGTAAAAACTCATATTGCTGAGATTGAAAATGGTGGTACTGGTGGTGGTCATGGTGCTGGTGATTATGGTTCTTCTAATGGAAGAGGTGGTGCTGGTTTTGATATGGATAGTGGTAAACCACGCACACCATTATCAGCAAGAGCAAAATCAATCATAACGAGTATCACTGGAGGAAAAGCATCGAGTGCTACTGGATTAAGAATTGGTGCTGGTGGTAATTCTGCTCCTGAGAGTAAATTCCTTCCACCATCAACAGGAACAAATCAGTCATCAATTCAATCACAAACAGATCAAAGAAATGACGCTCGTAACACTATAACTGAAAAAAGTCAACAAATGATTCAATCTGCACTCGCTGCTGTTGCACAACAAAATGGTGTAAATAGTCAAGCAATACAAGCAGCAAAACAAGCAGTTCAATCAGCGATGGCACAAGGTTCTAGTAATCAACCAATATTGATTGGGGGAGGATCCAATCCTAAAAAATCTATTGCATCCGACTTGCAATCAACTCTCAACCCTCTCAGAGGTATACTTAAATGACAATCCAAAGATCCGAGACGGGAGATGTTGAGGTAAAGGTCAGCGTCTATAGAGATGGTAAAAAACTTAAAAGTAATGATGGTAATGATGATATCTACGATTTTATTGTAGGTATAGAAATTTACGAAAGTATTACTTCATCAACCATAGAAGCAAAACTTCTTTTTAATGATGGTTCTGGATTTATGGGTGCTATGACTGGATCTGAGTTATTCAGAGTTCAGATTAGAGGGACAATTCTTGACAGAACTTACAATCTCCGAGCATATGATATTGAAGCAAGGACAAGACTTAATACAGCAGATTCATTTATCGTTAATTGTGCTAGTGATGAATTTTTCAAGAATGAGATTACTAATGTATTCGGAAATAGCGAAGTTATATTCAAATCTATAGAGTCTTCTAATATTGTAGAACAACTTTTACGTACAGATCGAAGATTTTTGGCAACCAAAAAAAATATTTTTGTTGAAGAAACTACAAATAAGCAACAGTTTGTAGCACCAAATTGGAGACCATTTGATTGTATTTACTGGGTTGCACAAAGGTCAGTAAGAAAGGCACGAAAGGGTGGCACTCTTCAAAATGGATTTATTTTCTATGAGAATGCCTTAGGTTTTAATTTTAAGTCTATTGATAAAATTATTGACAATGTGAACAGACAATCGGAGTCAGATACTAATTTTACCACAGGTGAAACCAAATTGTACACATATGTGTACTCTACAAAACAATCAGGTACAACAGAAAGTGATCAATTTAAAATTGAATCTGTTGTATTTCCAGATGAAAGAGATTTCTTATCTGGATTACGTCATGGTTCATGGTCTGGATTTAGTATTGGATTTGATCCTGTTACTATAACACAATCCAAGATGGGGTTGAGTACTGATATGTCAGTTGATGCTTATCGCTATGGAATTTCTGACATGTGGCCAAAAATGTCACATCTAAGTGAGAAAAAATCAGTAAATCCATTATCAATTATGGATAAATCAATTCAAGATATTGTTAACTATCCAAAACGAGTGAGATATACTGCATTATCAAATCAAATTTTTGATCCTAAATTTCAAAGTAACCCTCAAAAAAATTATGAAGAACTGGTAGAACTTCAAGCATACCAGTGGATGAGAATTGAGTCTTTAAAAAATATTAAATTGATGGTTACAATTCCTGGCAATCTTGACTTGTATGCAGGATCTGGAATAAATGTAGTCTTACCTGCAACCTATAAAAAGAATACTACCACAGATATAGATAGAAAGTACAGTGGAAGATATGTCATTGGTGGATTGACACATAAAATTGTGGGCACTACAATGATGACAGAAGCATTGTTATTGAAGGATTCAGTACCAAGGCGTTCTACCTAAATATTATTCGTATAAGGAGGTACTATGGAAAGTATCGAGCAACATATTGAAAAGGATAAAGAAATCCTTGATAATCCTATGATCTCGCCCAATCAACGTCGCCACATTGAAGGTGAGTTGCATGAATTGGAAGATTATGCTGAAAATCATAAAGAAGAGATTGAGGCAGGAGATCATCATGATCCTAGTTACATAGAACTCTTCTGTGATCAAAATCCTTCAGAACCAGAATGCTTGGTTTATGAAGATTGACTTGACAAGAGAACTATTTTAATTTAGAATAACCATGTGAGGGTTGAGAGAGATGTTATGAAGCTTGAAGAATGCTTGATGGGTCATTGGACAAATAAGCATCAAGCACAGTCAGATCCTACAAATTGGGTTACTGTTGAAATTATTTGGAAATCTCATGAGCAGGGATTTCAATCAATGAATTTCAAACGATGTGATGGTCCTGAGTCACCATATAGAAAGAAAAACCATAAATTTGTACAGATTTCCGATACTGAAGTGCTTGTAGAAAACTATCACTTGGATTGGACAAGACATGAGGATTGTGATATAATGTTTACATCCGATGGTCATGCATGGCATGGTAAAATTGTTGGTGATAATTGTATCGGATATGGAGGAGATAAAGTTATCTCTGAAATCCATGCATATGGAAACAAATTACACACATGCGATCGTGGAATTGACATAAAAACAGGTGAAATGGTGTGGGGTTCTAAAGAACTTTATCGTTTTACTCGTAAGGGCGAATAACTCAGCGGTAGAGTGCCTCCTTTACACGGAGATTGTCGGGGGTTCGATCCCCTCTTCGCCCATGAATAAATTATTATGACAGTACATCACCCATTTAAAATTTCCATACTACAATATACTGTACCTAATTGGTCCTACTATAAACCTATCTTGTTAAGTAGACTACCACCGTATGAAAGAAATGGTGATACTGTATCATCAGATTACCTGGATAAATCTAAGTCAAATTACTTTGATATCTTTGATGAGTTTATAGAACCAGTTCTACAACAATTCAGAGAAGATATTGGACATGCTGCATACATCAGAAATGTATGGACACAAAGAGCAAGAAAGGGTGATCATCATTGCGTCCATAATCATGGATCAAATGGTTGGGCAGCAGTTTTGTATGCAGATTACAATCCTAACATACATTCTGCTACAACCTTTCTAAGTCCCTTTACAGAATTTTCTTCAGGGGATCATATGGATTTTAATCCTGATGTTAAAGAGGGTGACATTGTGTTCTTCCCTTCTCAACTTTTACATTATGCAAATCCAAATACTAACGATAAAGAACGAGTTATACTATCATTTAATATGATGAGTATAAACGAAATTGGCATCTATGAACTTAAATTAAATGAAACTAACTAATGCAATTCTCGCTGGATTAATGTTTGGCATGGCACATGGTATGTCTGTCAATGCGGGTAAAATCACTCAAGGTTATAATTCCATGGATTCTATGGGATGTATGCTTTTGAGAGAATGTACCGATGATGTAAATGAAGTATTCTCTCTTCTGGATGTTTCCTCTCAGTATCCTAACACTGAAGAATTTACTCCAGTTGCGAATGAGTTTAACAACATGCTTGTGTCATTGAACCAAGTAGGTGTTAAAGTATTTCTTGCAGATGAGAAGTATTTCCCTGAAGGACATCGTGGTGTCTATCATACTGTCTCTAACAACTTCTTTCTAAACAGAAAGTTTATGGATACTCCTGCTACTCTTATGATGGTGATGAGACATGAAGGATGGCACGCAGCACAAGATTGTATGGCAGGTACGATTGATAACAGTTTGATTGCTATTATCAAACCAGAGGATGAAGTTCCTATGATTTGGCGTGTACTAGCAGAACGCACCTATCCTAAGTCTGCTGTGCCATGGGAAGCAGAAGCAGGTTGGGCAGGTCGTACTGAAAACATGACTATGGATGCCCTTGCTGCCTGTGCTGGTGGTGCTATGTGGGAAGTATATGAACCAACTCCCTTGACACGTAAATATCTTGAGGATTTTGGTTACCTTAATAAATAAATCGTAAGGATAAAAATGTAAGATGCCTACAATTGACGGTATTATTAATGAACCTACAGTAAATTTTGTTGGTAAAGATGGATTTTTCTGGTGGGTTGGTGAAGTAGAAGATAATGAAGATCCTATGGAACTTGGACGTGTTCGCGTTCGAGTTCTTGGATACTATACAAATGTGAGAGGTGGAACAACATCAGATCTGCCAACTGATAATCTTCCATGGGCAACAGTGTTGCAGCATACCTGTCAACCAGGTAATGATGGTCAGGGTGAAAGTTCGGGTCAATTGCAACCTGGTGCTATTGTCATGGGATTCTTTATGGATGGAGAATCTGCACAGATGCCGATTGTTATCGGTGTGATGAGAGTTAAAAAATCTGCTGAGACTCAAGATGTAAAAGAGTTTGCCTTTACTGGTGAGAGGATGGAACCTGGTGTGGGTGTCAATATGGCAACCATGACAGTTGGTAATCCTAACTCTAGCATGGCATCTACTAAAGAGGAAGGATATCATAGAGCAAAACAAGATAATACAGTAGATCTTCCTAATCAGAAAGGAGAGAATCGTAGTTCTCAAACTTCTGGTCCTGGTTCTCCTAATAATGTAGGAAATCAATCTGGAATTAATGGTAGTGCTGGCAATGCATCGAAACCTAGAAACCCAGAAAAACCAATTCCTGCTGCAAATGGTGTTGGTGGTCCATGGAAAACATTAGAGTATAAATTATCATATCTTTTAGAAGATCTTGCTGATCATGCAGGTCTGCTTATTCGTGCAGAAGATGGTAATTTTATGGATATTGTTACTGGTAAGTTAGTTACTGCAAAACAACTTACAGTAAGACTTCAAAACTTTTTAGGTAGTGTATTTGCACAAGTAGTTTCTGCTATGAGGCAATCTCTTGCCAATCTTGCAGAACAATTAGAACTTGTTAATCTTCTTGGTGGTGCAACTGGTGCTCCATTTATTGTGTTTACTGCTATTCAGGCAGCAGTATCAACAATTCTCAAGTCTCTCTGTAATATTGATTCTCAATTAATTAGTTTCATTGAGGATCCTATTGGCACAGTTCTTAGTTTCGTTGAAGATTTCCTTGATGGGGTTATTGATAAGGCATCGATGGTCCTGCAAGGTGTGCAGGCAACTATCGATAGTGTTATCTGTCAAGTTCAGAAACTTCTTGACTCCGTTCTTGAAATTGTTGACACAGTTTCAACAATTGTTGATGGTGTTGGTCAAGCACAAGAAATCATTGAGGCATGGAAAGCAGGTAGTGAAATCTTTGAAGCAGGAACCGATCTTCTTAAAAAAGGTATCACCAGTATTACTGGTTTGATTGCATTGTTTATTAAATTTGCTGCTAGTAATTGTGACCGTAAACCTGATGGTGGTAAAGATACTGTAGGTTGGTATCCTTTATTTGGTGTTACTCACTGTACTCCCGAAGAACTTGATAAAATTAACAAAATTCGAGGAAAAAGTAGGGGAACTTGTGGTGGTTCTAATGACAGTGGTGGACTCTTTGATAATATTTTTAGTGAAGCAGATCCTTATCTCACTGCTGCTAAAACCTGGTTAGATGGTTCTTATGAAATGTTTGTCGGTACACCTGGTCGTCAGGCAAGTGTAAAGAAAAGTGCAAGTGGAACGACATCAACTTCTGTAAAACTAAATCAGAATGAAAATGCAAAATATGTTGCCCGTAAAGCAATTCGTGAACAGAATCCAGATCTGGATGCTGAAGAACTTGAGAAAAAGGTAAACTCTTCTGTAAGATCTCAGAATGATGGTAAGGGTGATAGTGGTGCATTAGTTGCAGATCATACATCATATGCTGGTAATCATACCGCAGAAGTTCATGGAGATGATTGTGTACAGATTGATGGTGATAATGTTGTAAACGTTGATGGAGATTACTTCTTAAAGATTAGTGGCAACTGTCATATTGAAGTTGGTGGTGGATTTTTCTTTGGTGCTGAAGGTTCTCCTACAATTGTAGATAAGCAAGGTGAATCTAAGGATAGTGATGTACAAAAACACACCATACGTTTTGGATCTGATGTGGACATCAATACTGTTGGTGCTAAATTTGAGGTTCAAGGTGCTGAATTTAATGTAGGATCTTTATCTACTAAATTTACTAGCAGTGTATTTGAATCTAGTGGTGGTCAGGCATCAATTTCTGCAGGAGAAGTTATTGTTAGTGGTGATAACTCAATTGAACTTGTTACACCACACTTAGTAGAGATGATTAATACTCCACCTTCTCCTATTCCTAAAGCACTTACTGGTATTCGTAGATTTGTTGGTGGTTCTGTTGAAACGGTGATGACACCTGGTTTATCTGCTGATGCTGTTCCTAGGTATACCATTGCTAACCCACTTGGACCATATTCACTTACATGTGGAACAACAGGATATAACTGTAATGTTACTACTGGTCTGTATAATGTCAATGTAGTGGCAGGTGCAATGGTACTGAATGCAAGTCTTGCAGCAACAATTACCTGTGGCACTGGTATGCTCCTAGACGCGAAAGGAGCAGTTCTTATCCTTGGTAAGACCGTCTTTATTAATTGACCCTTGACAGGGCACCTCGCGCCTGCTATACTACATAAGTAGTCAGGAGTTTGCATGAGCACCCATCTCGCACATGTCTTTGTCAATTTTTCAAAACGGTCAATTAATATCGTAGACGATGAAGGATACGATAAAACTGTAAACTGGAAATGGGACGAAGAAGGTTCTGAAGGTTTCTCTGAAACTGTCAGTGAGATTGAAAACATTCTCGATCCTGATATGATTACTTATTGTTTTGCTGTAAAATGATTGGACCTATTGGAGTTACACTACAACAAGCAGAAGATAATCTTGAGTTTCTTTTAGATCTCACAGATACTCAACATGTTTGTTGGAAAATTACTCGTCCTGATGGTAAGTCTGTCATGATGGTTCCCGTCAATGAAATCTCTCCTATTCCTGATGAGATTCAAAATCAAGTAGAAGAATTTCAGAAACAATTCATGGAGGAAAATGCGTCCTGAAACTCGTGAATCAATGGAAAATCTTTGGTCCGCAAAATGGAACTTGCCAAAGGCAGCAAGAAACTGTAATTTAACAGACAAGGAGATGAAAATCACCTTCAACGAGTATTGTGCTTTTCATCCTCCTACCTGGGAAATTGGTAACACAAAACAGATTAGTATCCTTTATGTTGACGCGAGTATGGCGGAATCGGTAGACGCACCAGACTTAAAATCTGTTGAGAATTAATCTCGTGGGAGTTCAAGTCTCCCTACTCGCATATCTTTTACTATGTTTTATCCTACCTTTCTATCTTCATTTTATTGGTCTTTCCAAGTAAATAATTTAGAGCAAATAAAAAAATACGTAGACTCTCAAACTGATATCGATAATTCATCATTTAACTGGGGTGATGAATGTTTGATTGATAGAATTGAATTGGATAATGAGGAAATTCTTGATTTAATTCAACCATCTATAGAAAAATTTGCAGAAGATTGGAATAGACAACCAGAGATAAAAATTTATAAACCATGGATAAATCTTTACAAGAGAGGATATTATCAAGAAGTTCATGACCATAGAACTGATTTTGGTGCTACAATAGTATTAAATGATGATGTGAATTTTTCTAAGTTTTATTTTTTTAATAGATATAGTAATTTTGCAAGTAATAAAGTATTACATTTGTTTAAAAATCTTTCTACACATGATCTATATTATCCTAATGTAAAAGCAGGTACAATAATATTTTTTCCTGGAACAGCACTTCATGGAGTTACTGTTCACAAAAGTGATGTAGTACGAAAAACATTGTCATTTAATATAGACATTGTATCATGAAAGTTACTAACTCAAATGATCTAGATAAGTTTCCATATATTCTTGTGGATAATTTTTATAATCAACAAGAATTAAATGAAATATGGGAAGAATTGGATTATATGTGTAGTCCTAAAAGAATGAATCGATCTTCCATTGAAAATGGTGGAGCATGGGATAAAGATGAATATGGCAATAAACAATTATTGAAACATAATTGGACCATGTGGTTAGATCCTTTCTTTGTACAAAATAGGCAGCATTCAAATATTTTAGGTGTAAACCGAAAGTTATTTCATAATATGCATCTGTTTACCGATCATCCTCATTGGTTAATTAACGATGTTGATGCTCTCCAAAAAGACTTCAGTCAAATTGCATACTATGAAGACAGTGATGTTTATAAAGTTCATAGAGATTATTCCAGATTAACATGTCTCACTTGGTTTTTTCGAGAACCAAAAAAATTTACTGGAGGTAACTTACAATTTCCTTTGTTTGATATTGAGATTGAATGTAAAAACAATAGAATGATTATTTTTCCTGGAGCAGTTCCCCATGCAGCAACTAAAGTTTGTATGGAAGAAGAACATAGAGGAAAAAAACTTGGAAGGTTTGTAATGGTGCAGTTGCTAAAACTTGACGGAGGTATGTAATGAATTGGAAATCTCTATCTAACTGTAATGAAGTTTTTCAAATATCAAATATTTTTCCTTGGTCATATTACAATACTTTAATTGATGAATTTGATTTCAAAAATAATACTATTGTTTGGGATAAAAGAGAACTTAGTGAGCAACCTTTATTTGGTCAACATGAAGATACTAAGTGGAATAATAATGAGTTGGGATGGAATTATAAATTCATACACTCCTCTCGTTATGCTGAATATGCACTTAAAAAAATTATAAAAAAGAATGTAAAATTAATTAGAATCAATACCAACTTTCAATTCTATGGTATGGAATCTGGTTGGCATAATGATTATAATATTCCAGATGAGAATGCCTGGTCACTTGTTACCTATATCAATTCCAAATGGGACTATACTTGGGATGGTCAATTTGTTATTCGTACAAAAAATAGAGATTATATTAATGTCAATCCAACTCCAAATGAAGGAGTTTTATTTAATGCCAGTCTAGAACATAGAGGTGGCGCTCCTAATAGATATTGTACTGAATGTAGAATGTCACTTGCATTTTTATTCAAAGAGGTGTATAATGATTGATGTTGAGGTTATTGATAATTTTTTAGATGCATCTTACATAGATTTCATTGAACAATGGTCTATTGTTGGTTGTAAATGGCAATATAGACCAAATATATCTTCTTACCATATAATGGATACTCCAGAGTCTCCTTGGCGTCACGGACTTGCTTTTACTACTCATGATCCAAAAAGAAACTTAGATTTTCAAAATACAAATTCAAGTTTCATGATTCCATTTATCTTAAAAGTTGAACAAACTTTTGGATTTCAGCAAAATAGTTGTTATCGCAGTAGATTTGATATGACTCTTATATCACCAGAAAATTCAATGCATGATGCTCATCAAGATTTTACTTATCCGCACTATGCATCTATTCTCTATATAAATGATAGTGATGGAGATACTGTTATTTACAATGAAACAAAGTTTTGTGAACAATTTACAGAAAAACAACGCATATCACCAAAGAAAAATAGACTAGTGGTATTCAATGGGTTATATTTTCACACAGGACATTCTCCAAATAAACACCAAAACAGAATTCTTGTAAATAGTAATTATAGCGTATAATTTACGGGGGAGTACAAAAGATCTGCATTATAGAAGCAGCGCCCCCTAGAATTTTAATCCTCTATAGCTCAGTTGGTAGAGCAGGTGACTGTTAATCACCCTGTCCCTGGTTCGATTCCAGGTGGAGGAGTTGTCCATTTTATCATTATTAATATGACTATTGGTCTTACAAAACTAAATCATCCCACATTAGGTGAGGTCCTATTTCATAGATGTATGGGTCAGGTTAGCAAAGATAATCAAGATATTATTGAACACCATTTATCTAAACCAGAATTTAACTGGCAATTTACAAAATCTACTATAGTTGAAGGAACTAATCCTGATGAATTTTCTAAATTTGATGATGTGTCAATTCTTGCACATCAATTAGTAATAGATAATCGTTCTTGCTCTGATTATACTAGTCCATTAATTGATCATACTGAAATTAAAGATTTAATCAATAGACATCATTTGTCTGGAGAAATTTTACGTGCTCAGGTTAATTTATTTGTAAAACGTGATAAAGTTATAAATCCATGTCCTCACATTGATATCCGTTCTGTACCTCACATCGGCATTTTATATTATGTGAATGATGCTGATGGTGATACAGTTTTTTATGATCGTTCTGAATATGATTCAAATGAAGAACTTGGTCTTATGAAAGAATGGAGGAGAGAATCTCCAAAGAGGGGTGATATTTTAATTTTTGATGGTAGAATATATCATAGTCCATCTTGTCCAGTTGAAGCAACTCATAGGATTAGTGTTAACTTTGATATGTTAAAATGAATTATCAATATCCTCTTTATGCACCATATTGGAAGGTTGACGCTTTCAAAAAATCATGGTACAATACACTCAGTTCCCTGTTTAAGATGATTAATGTCAAAGACAACGAAGATGGTTCCTTCGAAATCCAGTGGGATGAAAACGATCCAGAAGAAAGTATCCTCAACGACTGGACAAAAGAAGACTTCACAAACTTCTTGCGTTACTGTGCTCAACGTGAAAACTCAGAAGAATTTGGAGAAGAATCTAAAGAAACTTACTACAACTCAGAAAGCGAAGGTAAAGAAAACTACTACACAAACCAAGACCCGTACACCCAAGCGATCAACAAAGAAACCTTTAGAATTGAAGGTGATGAACTCTCGGAAGATTGAATTCTTTCCTTGGGTTGAAACATTTCCTATCTTTTTTATGGATGAGGCAGAGAACAAAAAATGTTGGTTCACATGCATTGAACATGCACAAAAATATTTGAATAGGCATCAACCTAAGTATAAATGTTATCAATATACAGGAAATTAAATTATTATGGGTGAAGGATTCCCTAACAAAGGAGTTTATTATGTTCCATCAAAATTACCAAAATATCTTATAGAACTGATGAAGGGTTATTGTGATAATCTGAATTATTCTTACGGTGAAGTTTATGCTGAAGATAAAGATAATTCAATTATACGCGATAGTGTTAGAAAATCTAAAGTTGCATGGATTAATTTTGACGAATGGATTCCTGGTATTTTGCATAATATGATGATTTCAGCAAATCAAATGCATTTTAAATATGATCTCAGACATTTCAATGGTCAAATACAATCTACTGTTTACGAGGGAGGTGAAAAATCTTTCTATAGTTGGCATGTTGATGGTGGAAGAACTGGGGTATTTGATGGAGTGGAAATAGAGAGGAAACTATCAATATCATTAATTCTTAGTGAACCTGATGAATATGAGGGTGGTGAATTGCAATTTAGTTACTATAGCAAACATCACTCTACTGGCAAACCACCTGCTGGCACAGCAGTTATTTTTCCTTCCTGGTTACCTCATAGAGTTAGACCAGTTAAGTCTGGTATAAGACATTCTTTAGTTGCTTGGATGGATGGACCTCTCTTTAAATAAATATCAACCTGGTGGATTAGAAAGACATCCCGCTAATATATTAAGATTACTCTCTGAACTTGAGGGGTCATATCAATTATTAAAATACATGGGATTTGAAGAAGATAGTAATACTATCAAAAAAATCAAGACTACATATTATAAGTTATACTTTAAAACGAAGAAAGATTATGAGTGATCATGTATTTAATAAAGTGGTTTCTGAATATTTTGAGAAACCTGGAGCAGAAGATTTTTCTACCCCAACAGGTAAAGATGGAGAACCATTAACTGCTAAGGGTAGAGAAATTGCTAAAATTAAAGCCGAAGAAAAGGAGTGGCATGAATACCATTTAGAAAGGGCAATGTACAAACTTCAAGATAACTTTACGTGGGTTCTTGATAATATGGATGATGATTCATCCAAAGATCAATCTTATTATGTACTTGTAGATATTATTAAACGAGTTGCAGAGTATCATAATGAAACAGGAAAAAAAGCAGAACGACTCCTCGCAGTCATACAAGATACCTCACTCCTTGATGAGTGAATGGGAATCATACCTTGCTGTGTGTGAATCTTTCGGCATAGAACCTTCAGCGCGGAGGTTCCTAAGATACAACGAATTGTTCCCGTATAAATAACCTTGTAGCAAATCGTGTGATTATTCGTGGGAACTAGAAAAATATCTCAGTTGGATGTTATTTCAGATGCGAATCTCTCAGGAGAAGGTATTCTTCCTGTTGTAGTGTCGGATCCTTTGATTCCCAACAGAAAAGTCAAGATTAATCAACTTCATAAAGGTGTTGCACAAGGTATAAAAGCAGCACCTGGTCTATGTTTTGACTTAGATCGAGATACTGGTTTATATCAAGACGCCTACGATCAGATTGGGATTGGTTTTGGTGATAGTGGTTTCTATATGACCACTATTTCAAATACAGAGACTTCTAAATCTTTGTATATTACAGCAGTGCATGAGACTGCAACTAATGCAGATATTGTTCTTTCACCAAAAGGAACTGGTTCTGTAAAAGTTACAGGTAGTTTCGTAATTTCCGATCAAGCTTTTACTCTTGAGGATTCTCAGGGACCAAAGGCAAGATTTGAAGTGAGTAATGTTGGTACTGGTACTAATACTAGAATCATGACATTGCCTGCTATTACATCTGGTAATGGTACAACATTAGTTGGTGCTGATACACAGCAAACTTTAACTAATAAGACACTTCTTATTGATGAAGATAACTTTGTTATTGTTGATGGCACTGAAGAAGCAATCTTTCAGATTAACTGGGCAGAAACTTCTAGTACTAGAAGATCATACTTCTTACCTGATGCTGGCACAGTAACAACAACTCTTGAACCAAGTGCTACATCATCAACTTTACTTGATACAAAAGCAGAACAAACTGTTCTGAATAAATCTTTTGTTGATGTGAAATTAGTTGCTGATTCTGAACTTAATACTAACTACGCGATTTTTAATACCAGTTCTCTTACAACAAATAGAACAATTACTGTTCCAAACACTAATATTACATTAGTTGGTACAGATGCAACACAAATTCTTCAAAATAAATCTTATGAAATCCTGATTCTTCAGGATGCAACAGATAATACTAAGAAGATCACTTTTGATGTTTCAAATCAAAACTCATCATCAAATCAAACTTTTCAATTTCCTCAGACTAACAATCTAAATAATGGGGGAAATGCAAATACCTTTGTATCTGAAGCGGCAACTCAAAATTTATCTAATAAATCTTTAGTTACCCCAGTTATTAAGCAAACCACTTCTAGTCTTAATGGCATTACAATTAGCGCAGATAACATTACTGCGAATAGAACCATTAGATTTCCAGACGCTGATGCAACTTTACTTTCTACAACAAATGTAAATGTTGATGATATTACATTTGGTTCTGGCATCGGTGCTTCGAATTTAATTGGCAGAACCAGACAACAACAGTTTTTCTACGCAGGATTCTAATTTATAACAATGGCAAATCAAGGACTTCTCGCACAACTTAAACCATCTGCTAACACAGATACTGTGTTATATAGAGCACCTATTGATCAGAGTGCTAGTACGGTTTTGAATATTGCAAACGACGGAACTGGTTCCGCTTATGATGTTGCACTTAAGGATTGTGATCAAAAACTAACTCTTGATGCATCAACATATAAGTTGCATAAAGGTGATATTATCAGTTCGTATTTCGTTACATTAAATACGAATATGACTAGTAATACTGATATTTCTGTAGGTCAGTTAATTAATACTACAGATTTGGAGAAGTCTTTTAAGTTCGAATCATTTTATGCTCCTGTTCTCACAACAAAATTTGTAAAGGCAATTTCTGTTAGAGAAATACCTTTAGAATCTGTTACAGGTGTATTTGTTGTGGGGGATACACTTACTAAAGGAACTTCTCCAAACACTGCTACAGCAACAGTATTTGGAATTGATGAAGATACAATTATTATTGGTGCCACTACTCTTGCTGGAACTGGTACTGAATTTGTTGCTGGTGATAGTGTAACTGGAACAGGTGGTGGCGCTGGAACTATTGCTGCTTCTCCTGCTATTACTACTGCTCAAGAAGAATTCTGTTTCTCTGATACTTCTGGTGGTACATATAATATGCACATTGGTGTTGATCAACTTGAAATTCAAGATGATCGTACATATAGATTTGATGTTTCCGACTCATCGATGAGTGGTAGAGATTTTAAGTTATCTGAAGTTGCTAATGGTGAATATGGTCCAGATGGTGATGCATCAACTACTGGTGATAATGGTACAGAATACACAACGGGTAAGACTACAAACGGTACAGCAGGTTCTTCTAGTGCATATGTTCAATATGCATTTGGTGACTCAGTAACTCCAGATCCTCTATATTTCTATGATGGTGGCACTGGTACAGCATCAAATGCTAATTATGGCGGAATTGATCGTTCTATTGAATCGGCAGATGAATACTCATATACTGGATTTTATATCTATGATAAAGTTGGAACTCTTACCGATAATGTAGACACATTTTTAGTTGATGGTGTAACATATACAATCACAGCACAAACTACTGGTGCATATGGTTATGTTAAAGATTACACTGGATCAGTTCTTAAGTTTGTAAAGGGAATTGGTTCTGCCGACTTTAGTGGATCTGATACTTTTAGAGATGTTCCTAAATTGAATACTGGAATTAGAACTGTGGCAACTGTTTCTAGTGTAACTGTTGCCTCAGCAGCAGTTGAAGCATCTAATTATCTTGTAGATGGTCTCACTAATGGTAATAATGAGGTAGATAAAATTACTTCACTTGTTATTGGACCTGGTGAAGTTCTTGTTGTTAAAACCGTAACAGATAACAATTTATTCAGTTTAGTTGGTTTTGAAGATTCTTCAGATTCAATTACAACTAGAGTATTCGGATCCTGATCAACAATAAATAATCAAAAAGCATACTAAGAAATGGCTTTAACTAGACTAAAGAATATTATCACTTCCCGCACGGGAAGAATTATCTATGTGAATCCAGATGACTTTGATGCCTCTGATGCTATTGATAATAGGGGTAACTCAGCATTACGTCCATTTAAGACGATTCAAAGAGCATTTCTTGAAGTTGCAAGATTTTCGTATAGAGTTGGTTTAAGTAATGACGAATTTGACGCATTCTCGATCATGCTCTATCCTGCTGAGTATATTGTAGATAATCGTCCTGGAGATGTTTTATATACAAATGTTCCTCCGATTGACTCAAACTCCAATTTAGACATTACATCAGCAAATAATGTTCTTTACAAATATAATTCTGTAGAAGGTGGTATCATTGTTCCTAGAGGTTGTTCCCTCGTTGGTACTGACTTAAGACGTACAAAAATTATTCCTAAGTATGTTCCTTATCCAACAACTTATGGCAATGAAATTCTGAATGAAGCGGATGTTCCTCCACGGACTGCAATTTTTAAAGTAACTGGTGGTACTTATTTCTGGCAGTTCTCTTTTTTTGATGGTGCAGAAGAAGGTGTATATTATAGACCTGGCAGTACAAATACACTTGCTCCTAAGTTTTCTCATCATAGATTAACTTGTTTTGAGTTTGCTGATGGTTTGAATCCTTTGTCAACTCTTATCTCTAATGGAAGTGTTCCTAATAGTGATTACACAGCAGTTGCTAACATTCAGGAGAGAACTGATCTAGAGATTTATTATCAGAAAGTCTCCAAAGCATTTGCTACAATTCCTGATACCTCTGGTGATCCTACTGCTGACCAGATTCAAGCAAGAGTAGAAGAAAATAGAATTGTAGGTCCTATTTCGGATGAATATCGAGTCTTACAAATCACTCGTAATGGTAATACTGCAACAGCAGTCACTGTTGATGAATTTGATAACCCGAGAGATCATGGATTCTCTGTAGGTGTTAATATTAACATTAGTGGAGTTAGTGGATCAACTGGTCCCTCATCTGAAGCAGATACAGGACTTTATAACGGTTCTTTTACAGTCACATCTGCATCTAATAATGTATTTACCTATCAGATGTCAGCAGAACCAACGGGTAATGCTGTTGGTTCAAACATTACTGTGAAGACTGAGATTGATACTGTTGACTCTGCATCACCATATGCGTTTAACTTGTCACTGAGATCAGTGTGGGGTATGAATGGTATGAATGCTGACGGTAGTAAGGCAACTGGTTTCAAATCAATGGTTGTTGCACAATTCACGGGTCTATCTCTTCAGAAAGATGATAGAGCATTTGTACGATATAATTCCTCAACTGGTAACTATGATGTGGCAACTGCTGGTGATGGTGCTCACTTAGATGGTTTTGCTGAATACCGTAAGGGTTGGGCACATGAGCATATCAAGTGTAGTAATGACTCATTTGTGCAGGCAGTTTCGGTGTTTGCTGTTGGATATGGCACACACTTCACTGCACTAAGTGGTGGTGATATGAGTATTACGAACTCAAACTCTAACTTTGGAAACACTGCATTGAGAGCAGCAGGATTTAAGGCAAAATCATTCTCTAAAGATAAAGCAGGAGAAATTACACATATCATTCCACCTAAAGCACTTACTACCATTTCAACTACTGCAACTGGTACATCTGGAGCAAATACTATTACGCTTGCCGACGATGGTTCTATCAATGGTGTCATTCAAGGTGTGCAAGTTTTTGGTACTAATATTGGTGATAATGCAGTTGTAGTATCTTTTAATACAAATACGAGAGTTGTTACATTATCTGTTAATAATAGCGGTGCTGTTAATGGCAATGTTATTTTTGGAGAAGAAAATACTGTCAACTGGGTGAATATTGATATTCAAAGAACCAGAGTTGTAAATGCTGCACTTGCTGGTCAAGGTCAAACACCAGGAACACGATTATATCTCTTTGGATATACTGTCGAAGCATCTCCTCCAACGACTAGGGTTCAGGGTTTTGCAGTTGGTGCAAGACAAGATGGCACTGGTTCAAATGCAATTCCTGATAAGTTAAATTGCTTGTTAGTTTCTAATGGAGAAAGTGAGGCAACTGTAAAGAGTGCAAGAATATCTCCTTATGGTCCATCTGTTTCTGGTCTAAAGGCAGGTGTAGTCGGTTCACCTCTACAGTTTGATCCAGGCACTTATACTGTTGGTGGGCAAGCAGATACTGTTGGTGGTTGGTATCTTTCTGTGGACTCTACTGATAATGGAATTTATACAGATATAACAGCAAATTCTCAATATGATAATGTAAGTTTTAGTCCTACTACATTTATTAAGAGGATTCCTGACGGTAGAGATCTTCAGGATAGAACTTATCGTGTTCGTATGGTAATCGATAAGGATAAGACTAATCCACTACCTAGAAATCCTATTAGTGGTTATGTGATGCAACCATTAAATAGTGACACTACTAATTATAAATTAGCAAAGGCATATTACATTTACGATATTGAAATTGTTCAAGAATTTGAAAGAGGTGTTGCCGATGGAATCTTCTATCTTACCCTGCTATGTGCATCTATTGCACCTACAACTTCTAACTTTAACGACAGAA